GTAATGGAAGTACAAGATGACTTTGAATTACTATGTTGGGATTTTGTTTCAACACCATCCAACCCAGGTTCATACATGCAAACCATAAAAGAAGGTAAAGAAAACAACCTTAACCCATACACAAAAGCAAATAGCATAGTAACAGAAATACTATGTGCAAATGGAAACTGTCCTATATTTTAGCGACCTTAAAGAATCCTCATATACGTATAACAGTAAAATATGCTATCTCTATATAGCATTAGACAATAAACAATCTATTACGTTTCTAAATAAACGTACTTTCCAAATTAAAATTTAAGGAATAATGGCAAAGAGAGACATTCTCAAAGAAGCTATCGCTGACGCTAAAGCCGTCAAAGAAACCGCTATCGCAAATGCTAAAGCAGCACTAGAAGAAGCTTTCACTCCTCAACTAAAATCTATGCTAGCTGCAAAGTTAGAAGAAATGGAATTAGATGAAGAAAAAGAAGACATTGAAGAGATGACTAAAAAAGAAAAATCTGAAGGTGATGATCGTAAAGATGACAAAATCGAAAAAGAAACCGAAGAAATGAGGGAATCTGAAAACATCGATGAAGAAATCAATCTAGACGAAATATTAGCAGAAATCGAAAATGAGTTAAACGAGGAAGAAAACATCAACGAAGACGAGAAAACAAAAGCCGAAGAAGAAGGCTATCTCGACGGAGAAGAAGATGCTGATAAAGACATGGAAGACAAAGAAGATGAAGAAATCGACTTAGAAGACATGACTGACGATGACCTCAAATCATTCATTGAAGATGTAATTGCAGATATGGTTGGCTCTGGAGAGCTAGAAGCAGGTGATAATTTCGAAGAAGAAGACACTGAAGAAGAAGTAGGTGTTGAAGTTATAGATTCTGAAGAAGAAATAGAAATTGCAGAAGAAACAGAAGTTACAGAAGAAACAGAAGTTACAGAAGATGCTCCAGTAGCAGAAGTTACAGAAACTGAGATTAATAAAATCGAAGAATTAGAAAACCAGTTACAAGAAGCAAATTCCGCAATAGAAACTTTAAAATCAGATTTAAATGAAGTTAACTTGTTAAACGCTAAATTGTTATACACCAATAAAATCTTTAAAGCTAAAAGCTTAACTGAAAGCGAAAAAGTAAAAGTATTAGGTGCATTTGATAAAGCCGCAACAATAAAAGAAACAAAATTGGTATTCGAAACATTAAACGAAGGTTTAAAAGTTAAAAAATCACCAATTAGAGAATCTTTAGGTTCTGCCTCAAAAGCAACAGGTAACTTTAAATCCAAAAACCCAATTATTAAAACTGATCCTATGGTGGAAAGGTTCCAAAAATTGGCAGGTTTAAAATAAATTAAAAATAATAAAAAATAAATATAATGTCACAATTAAATTCACTTTTAGAAAGCTCTGCTTCCAACTGGAAGAACATGCAGAGTGATGCTGCTAAATTAGCAGGCAAGTGGGAAAAAACAGGACTATTAGAAGGGTTTGAAAACGAAACTCATAAGAACAATATGTCAATGATTCTTGAAAATCAAGCTAAGCAATTAGTTGTTGAACAATCATCTACTAACCAAGGCGGAATGGCTTTGAATGGTGGATCAGGTGCTCAATGGGCTGGTGTAGCTTTACCTTTGGTAAGAAAAGTATTCGGACAGATTGCATCTAAAGAATTCGTTTCAGTTCAGCCAATGAACTTACCTTCAGGTCTAGTATTTTTCCTAGATTTCCAATATGGACAAGACAAAATGAAAGATTTTGGTCCAGAAGGAAACGTATATTCAAGCCCAGCTTCTATGTACGGTAACACAAATCCAGGTGCTGGTGTAGATCCATCAGGCGGTCTTTACGGTGCTGGTAGATTTGGATATTCAATCAACCAATTCTCAGCTTCTTTAGCAGTTACTGCTTCAGGTTCAGCTACTTGGCCACAAGTTGATTATGATGCAGATTTATCTGCTTCTATCGCTGCTGGAAATGAATATTCATTTGTTACTGTAGCTCATACAGCTGATATGGATATTAGAGGTATTAGAGCATTCGTAGCTACTGGAGATCATGCTACTGAAGCTAATTCAGTACCACAATACACTGAATTATCAAATGCTGCTGGTTTACCAACAGTAAATGGTACTCATATTACATTTTTACATAAAGCAAATACTGCAGCCTTTACAGGTAATGCAATTGTTGTAAACTATAACAAACAGCCAAAAGCTGATTCAAGAGGTGATTTCGAAGATGCTGAAAATGCAGGTAGACCAAATGCTGAATCTACTGCTGCTGATGCATTAGCAATCCCATCTATTGATGTAAAAATGAAATCTGAAGCAATTGTTGCTAAAACTAGAAAGTTAAAAGCACAATGGACTCCAGAATTTGCTCAAGATTTAAATGCTTACCAAGCACTAGATGCTGAAGCAGAATTAACATCTATCATGAGTGAATACATTTCATTAGAAATTGATATGGAAATTCTTGATATGTTAATCCAAGA